GAACTTCATCGGCGCAAGGCTGGCAATAGAACCTAACCTGTGCTTTTCGAAGTGGTGTCTCGCTCTGGACTTTCCAAACTGCTGGAGTCATAGCTCTTAAATCCCAGCCGTTCTTATTTGCTCCCCAGCGATATTTGCAGTAATCGCAGTATTGATTTTGATTATGATTGCGAGTCAGACTCAATGTCGTCCCAATCTTCTGGAGTAGAAAATCTGCATCGACCCAAGATAGCGGCGTATCCAATGAGATCGAGATACGAATCCTCGCGCTCTGGACTTTCCACCATTCTTGAGAGTTTTGTTGCAATAGCAATAAGTGCCAATTCAGATGGGTCTCTGAGCTGAATACCGAGTGCTCTCGCGATTTTGTAAATGCGTAAAAAATTGTGCCTCGGGTCTCCATACTCAATCCCTCGGTCGAATAAGGTAGCACCAGCTTCTTCAAGCCATTCACTTAAGGACTTCTGTGAATCGGACACTTGACCTTCCTCTCTTATAACCTTCATTAAAGGCTTTGGCTTTAGCTGAGTTCCAAAGACTCCAGATATAAAGGCCGATAAATGGAACTCCAATAATTATCCCTATTACTGCTTCATCAGATAAATTAGGCAACATCTGCATTTACCCCATATTTATCAAGCCAGTATGCAGAGATTTCAGCCTTAGATAAACGGCCTCGCAGCTGCTTCTTACCCATTCGCTCTTTAGCGAATCGTCTTATTATTGATCCCTTAACCCAATTTGTCTCATCAGTCCAAGCACCAGCTTGCGAGTCAAATCGAATTAGAGCTACTTTATTTATCATTTATGCTCCCTTCTAAACCCTCGAAATGGATTTAGTAGGTTAAATGTATTTGCTTAAATCTATTTAGACAAGTAATAGCTCGGCGAGTCGAATATCTAAAAATCCGCATAGCCTCTCGCTGTGGGCTTTGTTGCTGAAATCGGTGGTAACTGGAAGGCTCTTCAAAACCCAGTCAGGCTCGATTAGAGCCCCTAAATCAAACTGGTATATACCTTTAGGTGTGGCATTGATATAAAGGGTCTTAGCGCCCGTTCTAGCCCTTATATCGGCCAGATAATCCCACTTCTTCTTCTCAATAAGTAAGCGGTCATAGTGCGTTCTACGGCATTTAAGCTCGACATAGGAATCGCTGGTAATCCCATCTGCTCGGTCGGTCGCTGATAGGGGCGTCAAGTCTGGGTAAAGCGACTTGAGAGCCTCGAATAACTCGACCTCGCGGAAGTAAATTAGTTATCTTCCTCGCCATCTTCCCAACCAATTTTCTTTATTGGGTCATCGGCGGGCACTATCCAATCAGGATAAGAGCTACGATCCATAGCGAAAGCCAGCGAAGTGCCTTCATCCATACCAGCTCTGCGACAAGCTTTATAAACTTCATTGGCAGCAATAGCCCAGAAATCAAGCTTTGTTAATGGGGTTTCTTTAATAGTCCTGCGTCTCTTAGGACGCTTGACTGGCTTCTTATTTACGCGCTTTCGCGTTGCCATTTCTGACCCCTTTCGCTAGGGCCAATTCTAGCTGAGACTCCATTTTATCAAGGCGCGACACAATAGGAATATTCTCTAATTTGATTATGTAGCGAAGGCCAGCAATTAGAAGGGCAATTGATCCTAAGACTGATGCAACTAAAGTAGCCAATTCAGCTGCAACCATTACCGGACTTTGCCGTAACGCTCATAATTTGGATTGAGCCAGTTAATGATGCTAGGCAAGACTGACACTAGAGCGGCATTTGCAATTGCATTGACATCTAGGCCGACTGCTAGATAAGTCGCTAGGGCTGTCGCTAGGAATGTCTTTGCCCAGCTTTCGGCCATCTTCTTTAGGTCGCTCATTAGATTCTCCTTCAAGGTTAAACCATTTGCCATCTGTGTCTCCCAAGCTAGTAAATGATATATGGAAGTGACTACGATGCGGATTAGGGCCTGAGTATTTACGCCGCTTCCACCCCAGTATTGGGCTCATAATCTTGCCATCATAGATAATATATTTGATGCGCTTATCCCCTTTTTTGGCGCACTTACGAATCTTCTCAACCAGCGCATAAGCTTCTTCTTTATGTGCCGATAGATCAGAATCAATATCTATAGCTCTAACGATTCCATCTCTTGGTATATGGTCAGAAGTGCCTTTCGCAATGTGCCGAGCATCAGCAATCCAGCCGTCAGACTTCCTATCGCGATCAGGATAATCGTCATCGATTTGCTCCCGTAATTGGACACCAGCTGCGCATAATCTAGACATATTAGTTATTTAGCACAATCCCTCAAGATTATGCTAGAAGCAGTTTAGCCTCATCCTCAGTAATGCCTAAACGCTGCAAAAGTGCGGTTCTTGCCTTTTCGTTAGTTTCTTGAACTGCTGCTTGATTATATTTGTATAATTTAAATGCTTCTGCAAGTTCGCTTTTTGTGGGTTTTGATTCAGTATTTGTCCAATATGTAATTTCATCACCTGTCACCACCCAGCCAGTTTTAAATCCTAACTCATTTAAGGCAATGCTGATTTCTTCGTTTGTCATTATGCACCTATCTCTAAAAGAATTATTGATGAAACGGAATCTGTAAATTGCACAAATGCTTGCGATTCATTTTGATCTGCCGCAAATTGTGTTTTATAGGTTGTTGCTGAAGTTGTTGCTGGACTATGCAAATGTGCATACGAAACAGCAAAGTTTTGCTTTACTTGTGTGTCGGTTGTGCCCGCTAAACGCATAAAAGTTTCAACAACAGTTGAGCCAACCAATAATCTTAAATTACATCCTTGATATGTATTAGTTGAAGTTCTACCAACTCCATTTTGTGATATCAAAACTAAAACTTTGCTACTTGCTGAAGAAGGCGTTATTGTAGCCGTCAAAGTTGTGTCGGCATAAGTTGTTGTTGAGTTTGTTGTTGCTGTTGAAGTATATGCCGCAATAACCTGCAACACCTTGCCACCACCAGCAGGAGTTGCCCAGCTTGGAACTCCTGCTGCAACTGTTAGGACTTGCCCAGCTGACCCAATAGGCAAAGCAGTATTTACATTGGCAGTTGCTGATCTATAAGCAAGTGCGCCAGTAGTTGTCTGTGGGTTTAAGTTCTTTGTCGTTGTATCGATTGAACTTCCCAATGTGCGAATTGCAGCTGCGCCATCCTTGACGAGATCAGTATCGTCAGGAGTGTCCCAGCCGTAGTTAGTAGTCGTTGCCATTTATTCTCCTATGCAACTATTGTAGCGTTAAGCCAGTCCAAAGTAGGGCTGATTGTATTCCAAGTTTCAGTCGCTGGGACTGAGTTCCATCTGAACGCCTGAAGGCTGAAAGCGATAGGCGAGACATTTAGAGTCAAGTTAAGCTGATTCAGGCTGGCTGTCCAAGTCCAACCTTCTACGAAACCTTGAAATTCTCCACCGACCATATTGGCTGGCAAGTTAATGATATTAAGCGGTTGGCCCATAAATACGCCAAGAAGGTTATCTCGGTCTGAATTGTCGATTTCACCGCTGGCTATCGGGAAGGTTATCTGCCTTAAGGCAAATTGAGGGTAAGCGCGGATTAGTAGATAGAAGGCTGCTTGATCCTCGGCATCGTTCTGATTTCGCAAAGTAGTTCTAATAGTCGTTGCCAATTGGCCATAAAGAGCTATTGAAGCTGCATCTTCATCGCTCACTTCGGCATTGCCTACGCCGTATCCAACTGTAATGGCATTTCGGACATCGCCAGCTCGCTTAACGATGGAAAGGGCTGGGCCGATGGCGTGATTGCCATCTAAATCGACATAGCCATTAGTTGAAAGATATTGGCTTCTGTGTGTTGAGTCAGCATACCCAATTCTGCCCTGAGCATCTTCATATAAATACCCAAGTCCGCTGGTCGCAAATCGAGAAGCTAGGTTATAAACTGTGTCATTTAAATTGCTTTCAGAGTGCAAGTCATAATCACCCGGAGTATCTATTTCACCTAATCCGCTATTTTCAGCATCTTCCCATTGGACTGCTGCGTCGTAGTCATTCCAAGTTTCGGCTGCTGGCACTTCGTTCCATTGGTCAAATAAAACTGTGCTTAATAAAGTTTCAATTCTGTCGCCATCAAATTGATGAGCAAAGTTGCCTGTATAAACCGCTCTGGCTAAACGAGCCAATGCTCCTACTGCCACTATTTTAATTTGTTGGCTGGTGGCCGTTGATCCTGAAGTTTGGACTGTAATGCCTAAATCGGTTATAAAGCCGCCAAAGAGATTGACATAATCGCCATTAGAGTCTTGGACTTCTATTGTTACTGCGTCATTTACTTCATATGGAACTGCAGCTTCAGCTGTCTCTATAAGACTTAAATTGCAGTAACCAGCAATCGGCTGCTGATAAATGTCGGTGCGACCCGAGGTAATAGTTAAGCCGCTTAGGGTTGCGCTAGTAACTGGAACGCCATCAACCTTAACTCTATAGACTGGATTCCAGAGGGTCATTGCGCTACTAGACCGCCAAGTATTGCGCCCCCACCGCCGTTGCGAGCGTTGCTAGTGTTTAATGCTAATACTACGGCCCGAGTAAATCCTTCTTCATCTATTGCGCTTGGGGCATTGACATTGACAATAACATTTCCGCGTTCTTCGCCGCGTCTAGCTGCTGCTACATCAAAGCTAGCAGGGATGGCATTACCGCTTGGAACTATCGTTGATGGGGCAGTAACCAATGATGGTGACGATACGGAAGGACTAACGACATTAGGTTTTGCAGGTGTGACTGGAGTAATTGTTACTGATGGCGTAGTTGTGACC